GTACCTAATGTTGGACCTAAGAAAGCTGAGAAAATCCTAGCTGATGGTCCTCCTTACTGGGAACAAGTCAGGTTCGAATTTGAGAAAGCAGGGTTCGATGAGGACTACGCTCTTACCATGGCAAGAATCAGTAAGATTTGCCTATTCAGTGACTGGGATGCGGCGACACAGCAAGTCAAACTTTGGACACCTCATAGCTAAACTACGCCAGTTAGACATAATGTACAACAAAGGACAAAACAATATGCTTGATCACGCAGTCGGAACTCACGTATTGGTAAACGATAAACCCGGTATCATTGCGGGGTTAGACCCTAATTGTTGTATCGGGCTTCACTACTGGGTTCAATTCGATGACGATAGTGAGGAATGGGTTTTTCCTGAAGAGGTAGAAGCTTATAGGGTGCTAGACTTTAAGGCGGGCGATAAGGTTTGGCATTGTTACACGCATAAGGATGAATATCGCTCTGCAACTGTAGACATGGTTGATCCTGCGTGCAGGTTTGGTCTGACGTACCGGGTCAGGTACGATGATGACCCAATGCATCCTGAGTGGGTTTATCCTAGGCATTTGACTCAGAAGATGGATGATGACGAGCAAGTGTATCACGCAATGTGGCCCCCAGTGTCTAACACTCTAGACCGGCCTATTGAAGATAACTCAGGGCTAAACGCTAATTACTATGTTATCCCTGAAGGCTGTACTCAGGTTCAAGATATCATCGAACACAAAAACATGAATTTCTCCGAAGGGAATATCCTGAAGGCGATCTACCGGCTTGGTTCTAAGGATCAGGTTAGCCGTAAGTATGACCTAGAGAAAATCGTGTACTTCGCTCAGCGTGAGATCGCGCGTATCGATAGAGCATAAAACCTCCCTTATACAGCCCCTCTACAATCCACATTAAACTTGGAGAAGGTTTAAACACATGCAGTTCGATTCAGCCGTACCTATGGTCGAAGAGTTTATCGAGAAGTTTGGCTTGGAAGATAAGCCAGTTGAGTTCTGGGAAACCCTCATTAAAGAAGAAGGTAAAGAAGTAGAAGAAGCCTTCGCTAACCTATTGAAGGAAACTAGTGATCTTCTCTATGTCATCACGGGGTACTGCCTCGCAGTTAAGAAACAATATCCCTATGATGAACAGGAAGAACATACTCAACGGTTGCTTTACCTCTTGAATACTCATGCTCCTACAGTCTCTTCAGAACTGTTTGACATTCAGGATGAGGGTTTGATTGAAGATGCCTTCAAAGCTGTACACGAATCTAACATGAGCAAGCTTTTGCCTGACGGTACGGTTCTGCGACGTGAGGAAGACGGTAAGGTTATGAAGGGGCCTGACTATAAGCCACCTAACATGCAGGAAGTGATCGAGAAGTATCACGACTAAGCCTGACTATTGTAGGTGACGCTACAGTGTGAAGAATAACTAGAATAACAATCATGTGGCGTTCAAATGAAAACCCTATGTTTCGGAGTGAGTTTTCCGAGACAATCTTTAAAAACAAATATGCTCACGAAGGCGCTGAGACTTGGGCTAAGCTAAGCAAAACCCTAGTTGACGACGTTTGCCGTGAGCATATGCCCGCTGATGAAAAGAAGGCTTTGGCTAAGGCTATCGAGGAAATGAAGTTTCTCCCCGGTGGGCGCTACCTGTATTACGCAGGACGTGAAGCTAAGTTCTTCAATAACTGCTACCTCCTTAAAGCTGAGGAAGATACCCGCGAAGATTGGGCTTCCCTCAGTCAACGTGCTGAGTCGTGCCTTATGACAGGTGGTGGTATCGGTGTAGACTATTCCGTTTACCGGGACTCCAGCAAAACGCTAGGCCGGACAGGCGGTAAAGCCTCAGGGCCTATCCCCAAGATGTTCATGCTCAACGAGATTGGCCGGAATGTCATGCAGGGCGGTTCCCGGCGCTCTGCCATCTACGCTAGCCTTAATTGTCGCCACGGGGACGTACACAAGTTCTTAGAGGCGAAGGACTGGGAGAAAATGCCAGTTGGGCACACCGGCTATTCCCTTTGGGATATCAAGCAGCACGACTTTAATTTCCCCTGCCCGTTGGACATGACTAACATTAGCGTTAACTATGACACTAAGTGGCTGCTTAACTACATGCAGACTGGTGAATTAGGTGACGTTTTCACTAAGAATGTTGAACAGGCTTTGCGAACGGCTGAGCCGGGGTTTAGCTTTAACTTCTTCGATAAGGAGAACGAGACGCTTCGAAACGCTTGCACTGAGGTTACCTCTGAGGATGACTCTGACGTTTGTAACCTAGGGTCTATCAATCTAGGCCGCATCGAAAGCTTGGAAGAGCTAACCACTATCACGTATTTGGCGACTAAGTTTCTCCTGTGTGGCACGCTAGTAGCTCAGCTTCCTTATGGAAAGGTATATGAGGTACGAGAGAAGAACCGTAGGCTTGGCCTAGGTCTGATGGGTATCCATGAATGGTTGATCAAAAAGGGTTACTCCTATGAAGTGACTCCTGAGCTTCACTCTTGGCTTCAAGCTTGGCGTGGTGTCTCTGATCATACCGCTGATGTCTTCTCAGAAGAACTAGATGTGTCTCGCCCTGTGGCAGTACGGGCTATTGCTCCTACTGGTACTATTGGCATTCTCGCTGGTACGACGACTGGTATCGAACCGTTGTTTGCCGTGGCTTACAAGAGGCGCTACCTGAAGGGAACTCGCTGGCACTACCAATACGTTGTGGACGGTGCTGCCAAGGAGCTAATCGAGCTTTACGGTGCGGACCCTGAAAGTATTGAAAGCGCTGTTGACCTTGCTTCTAACCCTGAGCGGCGTATCAAATTCCAAGCTGATATTCAGGACTATGTTGATCAGTCCATCAGTTCAACGATTAATTTGCCTGCATGGGGAAGTGAGCTTAATAATGAAGACACGGTTAAACCATTTGCAGATACATTGGCACGGTATGCTTCTAGGCTACGCGGTTTCACTTGCTATCCTGATGGTGCTCGTGGGGGACAACCTCTAACGTCTGTACCTTACAGTGAAGCNCAGTCTAACCTAGGCGAAGAGTTTGAAGAAGTATACTCTGATATCTGTGACATTACAGGTAAAGGAGGGGCTTGTGGCCTCTAACTCTAATCAACATAATGACGATAATACATTTCCTTACATCGACCCTAAGCTAATTCTTAAGCTTCGCGGTGTGTTCCCTGATAAGCTTCCTAATACGTTCGACAAAGAGCGTGTCCTGAGAGCTATGGGTTCACAAGATGTAATTCGCTTTCTTGAAAGCCGTATGAACCGGCAACAGGAAGAAGCTTTAGGACCGATTGAAAATGTGCTTCGGAGGTAATTCTTCACCCCCTGCGCCTGCTCGTCCTGCTACGCCTCCCCCGCCTCCCCCAGTGTTGGACCAACCAGCACCGGAAAGCGCTGGGGCTAAGGTAAGCGAGGGTATGCGCGGTCGAGCGGAAGGTACACGTAAGTATCGCTCGCGTAACGGTATCCCTAACATTGGCAGTGCCGCTAATGCTGCGCCTGTAGCATCTAATAACGGCTTGGGTATCGCTACTTAATATGTCGAAGGATAATCTAGCTTTAGATAGCAAAGCAACAACTACGCTTAAAGCTAGGTACGAACGGCTAACGACAACCCGACAGACATTTCTCGATAGGGCTCGTAGCTGCGCGGAGTTAACGCTTCCAACTCTAATTCCTCCTGAAGGGTATAACAGTACCACTGTGTACCATACCCCTTGGCAGTCAATTGGAGCTAGAGGCGCTAACAACCTAGCTGCTAAACTCCTTCTAACCTTGTTTCCTCCTAACACTCCTGTCTTTAAGCTAAACGTGAACGAATACACGAAAGCTGAGATGGCGGGTGATGATGCGCTTAAGTCTAAGATTGATGAAGGTTTGGCGCAGATTGAACGGACGACACAAGACGAAATTGAATCCTCTGGTCTACGTAACCCTGTATTCCTAGCGCTTAAGCATCTGGTTGTCGGTGGTAATTGCTTCATGTATTTGCCTAAGGATAAGGAGAACGAGGATAACATTCTCGTGTACTCGCTTAACCAGTATGTATGCAGGCGTGACAGGAAAGGTAATCTCCTAGAGGTTATCACTGAGGAATGGGTGTCCCCTGAAACCTTGGATGAAGAGTTTGCTAATCTTCTACAGCCTGACGTAGGTGTAGAGTCTGGCGATACTAAGCGTCACGACGGTAACGAGGACATCCCGATTTACACTCGGTTCTGCCGGGACGGTAAAAAATGGAAGACTTACCAAGAGATTAACGGACAGCGGGTTCCCGGTACTGAAGGATCGTGGCCTCTTCACAAACCTGCTTTCATGGCTTTGCGTTGGACTGCGGTTCAAGGTGAGGACTACGGGCGTGGTTACGTCGAGGAAGTCTTGGGTGACCTGATTAGCCTTGAAGGCCTGTCTAAGGCTATGGTTGAGTCTAGTGCTAATGCAGCTAAGACAATCTTTATGGTTGCTCCTAATAGCTCTACTCGTGCGCAGGACTTGGCTGAGGCTGAGAACGGTGACTTTGTGTCTGGGCTACCTGATGACGTTCGTGTTCTTCAGATTGAAAAGCACCATGACCTCGCTATAGCAGAACAAGCTATTAACCGGCTTGAACAGCGATTGGCTCTAGCATTCATGCTTAACACTGCCATTCAGCGCCCCGGCGAACGTGTCACGGCTGAAGAGATTCGGTTTATGGCGCAAGAGTTGGAGAGTGCTCTAGGCGGTGTTTATTCAGTGCTTAGCCAAGAGTTCCAGCTTCCTCTTGTCATCCGGATTATGGATCGCATGACCAAGGCTAAGAAACTGCCTAAGCTTCCGGAAGAAGTGGTTAAGCCTAAGGTGGTCACAGGGCTTGAAGCCTTGGGGCGTGGGCATGACGCTATGAAACTCCGTGAATACTTTATGGAGCTACAGGTGTTTGGTCCAGAGGCTATCCAGAGGCTTCACGTTGGTGAGGCTATGTCTCGCTTGGCAGTTGCGCGTGCCGTCGATCCTCAAGGTTTGGTTAAGACCAATGAAGAGGTTCAAGAAGACATGGAAAACGCTAAGGCTCAGCAGCAAGAGCAACAGATGGGTGAAGCCATGAGTAAAGCCGCGCCAACTGTAGCTAAGGCCGCGATGGGTCAATAATATATACAAAAAGGAATAATAACGTGTCTAACACTGAAACTGTTACGATTACAGGTGCAGATAATGCGCCTAACCCTTCGCTTGAAGAACAGGCTAAGGAAAAAGGTATCGCTACTGAAGAGCTTGACGAACAGTCTTTCTCTCAGGAAGCGCATAAGGCTGAACCTGAGGCCGAGGAACATGAGACTAACGAAAAGTCCTCGGAAGATACGCCTGATACAGAGGAAAACTCTGAAACCGAAGATACTCCTGACGAAGAACAAGAGGAAGAACAGGATGGCGAAGAAGAGCTAACCCCNGAGCAAATCCAAGAGGAAATCCAAAGTATCTCGGATCGCTTCTGGGAAAATAACGGTGAGCTTTCCGAAGAGGATCGAACTAAGGCTGCTAAGCTTTACAACGTCCCTGAGGAACTGGTTGATCAGTTTGCTAAGTCTCAGAAGGCAGTTGTCGAACTAGAACGCCAGAATGTCTTTAGTGCCGTAGGTGGACAGGAAGCCTACACTAGTATGATTGAATGGGCCGGTAACAACCTGAGTGAAAGCGAGGTAGACTCGTATAACCGGGCGGTTAACAGTGGCAATATGGATGATGTGATGAACGCGGTTAAAGGTTTGCAGGCGCGATACGAGAGCAGTGAAGGTGTTGAACCTCAGCGCTCAGCCTCTAGCAATACCTCGAATGCTTCTAATACTTCGCAGGTTTACGAAAGCGTAGCGGAATTGCAGGCGGATATTAACAAGCCTGAGTACAAGAGCAACCCTGCTTTCCGAGATCGCGTTATGAAGAAGCTAGCTAATTCTGATATCATGTAAGCACATTGGCTAAGAAAAAATCTAAACGCGACTATTCATACGACAAAGAATATAACGCTCGACCTGAGCAAAAGAAACGCCGCGCTGCAAGAAACAAGGCTAGACAACTAGCTATTAAAAAGCATGGCAAGGCAAAGCTTAAAGGCAAAGATGTACATCACAAGGATAACAACCCTATGAATGACTCTAGGCGTAACCTTGAGATTATCTCTGCTTCCAAGAACCGTTCAAAGAAATAACAACACTATACTTACGCCACGGTAACTAATTAGAGTTACGCCAGTGTGCTTCTATATTGGATAATAAATGTCTAACGCTAATCCTTCTCGCATTGGTCAAATTAAAGGTGCTGGCGACGTTCGCGCGCTTTTCCTCAAGATTTTCTCTGGTGAGGTTCTGACTGTTTACGATGCGAATACCGTTATGAAGGGCAAGGTGCGTACCCGTAACATTACTTCGGGTAAGTCGGCTCAGTTCCCTGCTATCGGTCGCACGAAGGCTGAATACCATACTCCCGGTACGTTCATTGATGGCAACATCATTCAGCAGGACGAGAAGGTTATCACGATTGATGACCTGCTTATCGCTCATACGTTCATTGCTAACATCGATGAGGCAATCTCGCATTTCGAGGTTCGCTCTGAGTATGCTACGCGTATGGGTCAGGCTCTTGCTCAGACCTATGACCGTAACCTCCTGTCGCTCGCTGTGAAGGCCGCCCGTGATCCGTCTGGGCTTGGTCAGGGTGCAGTTGGTCAGGAAGACGCCGGTTCGGTTAACATCGGTGCTACGCCTTCGGTTGATGACATTATCGATGCGTTCTACACTGAGGCGCAGGCTATGGACGAACGGAATATCCCTGAGCAGGGTCGTTATGCGCTTGTCTCCCCGGCTACGTACTGGGCGATGGTGACTAACGATAAGCTGCTTAACCGTGACTTCGGTGCAGGTGGTAACTACGTTGAGGGTAACCTTCCGGTTGTCGCTGGGTTTACGCTCTACAAGACGAATAACCTTGCGGTTAACCATAGTGCAACTGCTTCGACTGACGTGTATCCGGACTACGAGAACAAGTATGCGGTTGACGCTAGCGACACGGCGGCTCTCCTGATGCATGGCGACGCTCTGGGCACGGTCAAGCTGATGGACCTCGCTTCGGAGATGGACTACCAGATCAGCCGTCAGGGTACGCTCATGGTTTCCAAGATGGCCGTTGGTCATGGCGTTCTGCGCCCGGAAGGCATCCGCGAAATCCGTAAGGCTGAGTAATACCTAGCTACACTACCATATAAGCAGTAATAGAGGGGAGAAGGTCTTTAGTTTAACAGCTAGGGTTCTTCTTCCCTTTTTTTCTTAGTTTTATATGTTAGCTTCACGAAAGGAGTATTACACATATGTCTTCATTTTACGAGGGTACAGGGTTTATACCTGTATTAGACCGTCTCCAAGCGGTTAACATTTGTCTTGGAGCTATGGGCGAGCCTAGTATTAGCGCGTTGGAAAGCGCCGGGGTTGACGCCAGTATCGCTAGTGACTTGGTAAACGAGCGCTCTATGTCGGTACAGCTAAAAGGGTGGCACTGGAACACTGAGGATCGAAGGATTGCGCCTAACGCTTCAAAAGAGATTCTACTTCCTCCTAACCTCCTGAAGATCGTA